TTTAGAAATAGAGGGTATGTCTGGAAGAGCCATAGAGGATCTAGAATCTGATGTATCCAAACTAAAAGAATATGCGACAGGTAAAAAATTAACGATGAAAGAAATTGTCGAGGCTAAAAAAAGAAAAGATAAAGTTAGATACTATGAAAGTCCTGAAGGTCAGTCACAATATGTTACAGAGAGACAAGGTGAGTATGATTATTCCCCTGATGATGGCATGGCATCAGGCGGTATTGCTAGAATGTTAGGAGAATAATGACTCCAAAAGAATACAAAGAGATGATGGCATACCTGACTCGATCAGGTATTAAAAAACAAATTAAGTTCGCATCAGATATCGCAAGACCAGATCCAAAACCAATTGTCAAAGAGATAGAAGCAATTAATGCATTTATGAAACGTAACCCACGAGCTGATGGTGGTATGTTAGTGCAACCAGGTTTTGGTGACATGAGAGAAGGATTCAAAAAAGATTATGATGTAAAAGAATTGGATAAAGCAACAGAGTATTACACAAAAGGTGAGTTTAAAAAATTTAGTGACATAAAAGGTTTTGGTCAAGGTAAAGATCCTGAGTTTATAAAAAAATATAAAAATATAAGAACTTTAATTAAAAAACAATTAGACTATCATGATGGTAAATTTAAAATACCTGATAAAACTGACATAAAAAAAACAGATCAAACTAAAAAATTAGAAAAATATTTAGAGGGTAAAAAAACTATAAAACAATCTGAGTTTATAAAAAAGTTAACTGAACTTGGTTATAAAAACCCTAAAGCAACAGTTAACAATTTAGCGTTCACTAAAAATTTAAATATCATAAGAGATGTAGAAAGAGCACCTCAACCTAAAAGAGGTAGTAAAATATATACAAAAGCACAATTAAACAAAGCGGCCAAAGGGATGTTTGAAGGAAAAACATATGATCAATTATCTGAAAAAGAACAGATAAAAGTAAGAGGCAAATTATTTGCACAAGGAGGAGAATATTCTAAGTTTAGAAAAATAAATAATCCTCTGTCAAAAGAGTTAATAAAAGACATTAAAACAAAGTTTGGTAATGTTTATACAGATTGGGATTTTAATAATAATAGATTTGGTATTGGTTATAAAGGAAATGAAAAACTTTATGATAAAATAAAAAGATTTGCAACAGAGCCAAAACCTTATGAGTTAACTGCAGATTTAAGTAGTGCAGATGGTTGGTTAGGATCTCAAATGAATAGAGCTTATAAATTAGGTGACGAAAGATATGTGCCAATTAAAATTGTAAGAAATAATAAAGAAAAAATTGCAGGGTTTATAGACAATACAGAATTTGGTGGTGGTAAAAAATATATATTTTCTGAAGAATTTATAAAAGGATCTAATGCTGATGGTGTGTTAATGTCATCTCACCCTGATTTTAAAGAAACTAAAAAATATAGGGACATTGCTAATATTGCAAAACTACCTGTTCGTGGTGCATTAAAAAATATTTTAAATTCTAAAGGTGTAGATACAAGTAGAATAAGTTTATCTGATTTATATAAATATATGATGGATGAAGTTGGAATTGAGGGAACAGCGAATGCAATCGAACAACACCATGTAAAAGGTGTAGGTGTTAGAGCAACAGGAGATTATCAATTATTAACTAGAGATTTAAATGTTCTTGCAAGAGACGTATCAAAAGAAATAGAAGAAGGCAATTTGTCGAGAGTTAATGAATTAAAAGAAAAAGGAGTTAGAGTAAATATTGGAGGTCAAGAGTTTGGCGCTCCTCAACGTACAGCAAGTGCTGACTTTTTAAAAATTAAAGACAACCTAACAAACTTTTATAAAGATGCAGATCTCACACAAGTAAAAGGTCTTTCTGCTTACATGAAAGAAAACAATCCATTAATTAAATGTAAACTTGCGAATGGTGTAAATTGTAATGACCCAAGAGCATATCAATCCTCGTTAAATGAGCTATCTGTAAAAGCAGCACAAGGGGATCAACAAGCTGCTAGTGCATTAAAAAATTTTTCGTCAAAAGCTGCTACAGCAGGCAGATTTGTAAAAAATGCGTTAGGTCCGTTAGCCGTTGCGGCTGAGTTTGCGATAGAGGGCGGTATAGCATTAAATACAACTTTATCAGAAGGAGTTCCTTTTAAACAAGCGTTTGCTGATTCTTATATAAACAAATATGTGTTTGGCCCTAAATTACAAATTGACAAAGAGGCAGAGATTGCAAAAGAGATGGCTAAAGGTGAAGACTTTGCAATGGCAGAACGGGGTAGAAGAATGATGATTCCACAAAGTGCAACAGCTGATGCACAAAGATTAAAAAAACGAGAAGAGGAAAGAAAAGCATTGCTTCCTGATTTACAATTTGCAAATCCAAGTAATCAAGAGATAGATGAAATTTTAAAAGAACAGGGAGTGTTTAGCCCGTTTACGGCAGGATTTGGTATGCAGCAAACACAACCTGGCGTTGGTGATATGAGATATAATGAAGATTTAGCTTATGATCAGATACGAGACGTTATAAATAAAAACATTGACGAGAGAATACGATCACAACAAATGAAGAATATCGCAGATGCGGGTGGAGTCGCTAATCTAGCAGGAGGTGGTATTGCTAAACTAGCTGGTGTGGATTCAGGTCCACCACCAGAATCAGGACCAAACTCACAAGGGTTGCAAGGTTTAATGAAACGTGTTAGGAATAGATAGGAGTATTAAATGGCAGAAATAGACAAAGGACTCCCGAACACTAGAAACAAAGAAGAGATCCCCTCAGAGCAGGAGATCCAAGACGTTGCTGTTCAGGAACCAGTA